TTCAAATCATATTCAAATCATATTCAAATCATATTCAAATCATGTCCATATTCATGTCCATATTCATGTCCATATTCATGTCCATATTCATGTCCATATTCATATTCAAATCATATTCAAATCATATTCATGATTCATATTCAAATCATATTCATATCATATTCATATCATATCCATAATTATTCATAATCATTCAAATAAGCCTTTAAACATTTTATCGTAGTATTCCAATCAACTGTTGTTTCAAAATATTTACGACCTATCAATTTATTAGCATCTCCAATTCTAGTATCCATTACTTCATAATCAATACACAAGTCTTGCAACACACTTTCTGTTGTTCTTCCTAAACCGCTACATAAATCATAACAGCCTTTTATATCATTTTTTATAATATATTGAACAGTTTTAGCAACATCCATAACATCAATATAATCTCGTATCACACCTTTACCATATACTTGCATTTTTGTTCGATTAATAATATTACGCTTTATTGATGGAATTAAATTATTTGGGCTTATTTGTTCAATACCAGGATAATATCCTACAACATTATAGGGTCTAACTATTGTATAATTCTGTATATTGCTTTTAATGTATTCTTCAATAGTTAATTTGGTATAACCATAATAACTGCCACTTGCATTATTAGCTGCCGCACTGCTAAAAAATATGAGCCTATCCCAATTGTTATTTTCTAATAGTTTTATAGTTTTTTTCACATTGTTTTCATATGCTTGTTCTTTGTTGTTTTCCGCATCAACTACATTAGCAGTTGCACCACAATGAATTAAAACTCCCTTACTAAGGGAAATAGATCCATAATCTAATCCTAATTTTAAATCAATTGATTTAGATATAGGTAATACAGTTTTAATTGCACTACCAATAAATCCTTCTGATCCTGTTAGAGTAATCATACTTTGTCCTTATGAATAAAAACATAATCCCTAAATCCAGTTTTAAACTTTTTAACAGTTCTTTTTTTATTATTTTCCTCAACTAATATTTTATAGTTTATTGTTATATTATTCATTTTTTAATCCTTATATTTTTTGGGTGAGCAAGGATGTATTGTTCTAATTTACCTAAATTATGTTTTTTACCATCAGTATAAAAATCCAATTTTTTGTATTTTTGATCTAAATTTTTATTTGAATTATTTAAACCTCTACTTGTAACACTATCTGTAACTTCAAATTCAAACAAGTCATTCTTTTCAGTCTCCACGTTGTCAACTAGCTCAATCCAACCCCTGTTGTTACTGTCATCGTGTTTCTTACCAATATTGTAACAAGTATAGGAAGGAATACCTGCTATATAATTGTCGTAACAAAATTGTAGTTCTTCACCTGCATAACGTTCTTTGCTTCCTTCCCAAAATACTATGTCACTTCTTTTTCTAACAAAGCAAAAACTTGTTTTGGCTAATTTAGTTCTGTCAAACACAAAGTAGTTTTTGTATAATTCTGGTTCTATTTTATGATAGTATGGATGTTCGTTTGGTTTACCGGGCCATATTATGGGTGTATCATTAAATTTATTGGGATCCTTACAAATATCTCTTATAAATGTTGCACCATCGCAATGTTTTTCCCAACTTTCACTATAGAGATAAGTATCATCATCCGCAAATATTGCCCAAGGACTTTCCTGTTTGTAAAAGCGTTCTTTAAAATATAATGCTCTTACTTCATTAGCTAGTGCGCGTTCTTTATGTGTGAAGTATGTTATTCTTGGGTGATTAATATAATCAGATTGAATATAGTTCATAGCAACTATTTCAATTGGTAAATCTGTATGTTCCAAATACCATTTTATTTGTTCTTGATGAATCTTATTTCTTTTAGCCCTTTTTACAGGCTCATCTGGTTTATAATTTATAATATAAACTGCCATTTTAATTTCCTTATTTGATTGTTGTTCTAATATTGTTATTACGCAGTTTCTTTTGTGGTTTTTAACGTATAAGTTAGCTTGTAGATGTTATATAAGTTTTTGTGTTCTTCCCCAATTTCCTTTTCCCAATCATCATTAAGAAGTATGTTGTCAGTCTTATACAGTGCCATGTTGTGTACCTCTTTGCTATGCGCTAACGTTGTGTTGCGCTATATGTTTATTATACACACTTAGCGCGTTAAGTCAAGCATTAAAAGTGGCACTCTCGCAGTTCCCGCGCTGATTCCCTGCATCGCCCCGTCTTAACCAATGGACCCATTTAGCCAGGCACTTCTGCAGGAATTTGTTTTTCTTTAAGGAGAATGGACATGTTCACGATACACGCCCTATAATAGGCTAATGGGTATTCTTTTTAAAATACGAATTCATATATTGTAATCTTAAACACTCTTTATTAATCTGCTTATATCACCTGCACCTGGTTTACGTTTCTTTTTGTATTTTGGTATGCTTACAGGTAATGTTGTGTATTTGCTGACTGTTCTATCACATACACCAAATACAAAGCCAATATCTTTTAAGCTAATTCCTAATTCTCTCATTCTTTGTGCTACTTCACTGTTCATTATTTCTCCTTATGTGATTTTTAATAATACGTTTAATGATTGAATCGACTTTGTTAAAGTTAAATCCATTTGATTTATCATAGTAATAAACTCATCATCACTGTTATATTCTATTTCAAACATTAAGTTAAAGTTGGCTATTTGTGTTAGTTGTGTGTTATCTCTAAAAAGAATTGACCCACTAACAGTATAATCACACATACCATCTGTAGTATCCACATGATGATTATTAATTTTTAATATTATATAACCTAAATTGTCCGCTAGTTCTGTTTCTAATTCACCATTTCTGTGTATTACGGGAAATACATATTTTGCAGGTGTATTGGTTAATATTGTATCAACTTTTTCTTTTAATTCTCGTTCAAATGCCATTTGTTTCTCCTCAAATATACTTGTCATTCCAATAGAAAAATGCAAAACTAGTTAATTTCCATAAATTATAAGTCATTACGTCATTTTGGTTATAATGCGCTACTAGCTCTACAAATTTAATATCTTTGGTATAAGCGGGTGTGCTAACACGGCGCAGTATTTTGGGAATTACTACAAAGTTCATATTAAATGTGTCAATTAAATCATCATGCGAATGTGTACCTAATCCATTTGAGCACTTTAAATCAAGACGTGCTTTATCAATTATTTTAATCATACCATAATGATTTTTCTTAAATTGACGGTGAGGTAAGTTTTTCATGTCATCAAGTATATCATGTATATCCTCTATTTGACTGGTGGTTAAGTTCTTTAACATATTTGTTCTCCTTGTTTGTTAAGTAAAAATATAATAACGCAGTTATACGCATAAGTCAAACATTATTTTAACTATAACGCTAATTATTTTGATTTGCGTATAAATATGTGTGATAGGGCATAAAAATTAAGGAAAAGGCAGATATATGAAATCAAAAACACCCGCATCAAAGAAAGAAACAGCAGTAAATACAGCGGAAAACGCAAATGACTAAACCAAGATACAATACTAAACCCAAATTTGGTGTTGGTAGAGTTAGAGGTGTTTTAAATTACAGCACCTTAAGTGAACAAAAAGCGTGGGTTGATGCTTGCATTAACGAAGAAATAAACCCGTTTGTTGCTACAGCTCAAGTCGCCAAAGATTGTTATGAAATGTTTCAAAATGCAAAAGCTATGGGCGATCATAAATCGGCAGGTGCTTGGATGACATTGCTTGATAATGTATTGGGCAGAATGCAACATGGATTATTGCCACCAAGACGTAATATGGATAGCAACAATGATGTTATTGCGCTATTACCCCAAGTGTCAATTCACCCAGATGTTAAAGATGATTAATGCAGTTAACTTACAATCAAAGTTTAATATTTAAAAACAAAAGCAGATTTACTATTGGCTGTTTAGGCAGACGAAGTGGTAAAAGCACAACTGCTATGTGCAGGATGGATAGAAAAGCTAGGGTAAATGATGATGGCACTCCCGCCTTTAATAAAAATATTTGGTATGTGGGACCTACTTATGGTTCAGTTAAAAACATTTTATGGACTAGTCTTAAAATGTTTTATCATCCCAGCTTAATAAAAAGAACATATGAAAGTGAACTTAAAATAGTTCTTAAAAATAACAGTCAAATAACACTAAAAGGTGCTAGTAATCCAGACAGCTTAAGAGGTAGTATGTTGGGGTTGGATCACGTTGTATTAGATGAATTTGCGTTTTTTGAAAATCAAGATTATGTTTGGACTATGTTAAGACCTGCACTATCAGATAAAAATGCCAGCTTGGACGTTTATTCAACACCAAATGGCTATGACATGTTTTATGATTTTTATCAAAATGGGGTGAGTAATAATCCGCAATACACAGATTGGACTAGCTTTCATTGCAGTAGTGTAGATGCTGGTATTTTAAGTAAAGAAGAAATACAAAAAGCTAGAGACGAAATGGGCTTTTTACAGTTTGCTCAGGAATACGAAGCGCAATTTAACAGCAGTTTTTCACAAATATATTATGCATTTAGCGATGACAACATTAATTATGACAACAGTTTTGAATTAGATTCCCGGGATGAAACTATAATTGGACTTGACTTTAACGTGGCCAAAATGTGTGCTGTTATTTGTAAGAAGGATATAACTAAACGCGAATTACACGTTGTTGATGAAGTAGTATTGTATAACTCAAATACTTTTGAAATGATGGATCATTTATTAAAAATATTACCAGAAAAAGTTCGACAAAGGACTGTTATAGTACCAGACGCATCGGGTAGAAATACAAAAAGCAGCAGTTTAACAACTGACTTTGATATTATTAAAAGCAAGGGATTTAGATTCCATGATATGCGACATAATCCGCGTGTAGAGGACAGTATTAACGAAGTTAATGGGTTATTATATAATGCTAATAAAACTAGAAGATTATATGTAAATAGTAAATGTAAAGAATTAATTACTACTTTTAGAAAACACGAATACTCAGCTAATGGCGGACCTGACAAAACAAAAGGTTATGATCACATTGGTGACGCATTAAGATACGCAACACATTATGCGTATCCAATGGTTAATAAAAACTTTAACTTTGGAGAATTGAAATTATGACAGATGTTTGGGTGGGTCGCAAAGATAACTTTGCTGTTAGAAACTATTATGAACGCGAACGTGCTACTAGTAATCAAAATCAAGTTGAAATAACAAATGATCCGCATCAACCACAGTTTGTAAATGAAGACTTTTTAGTTATGAAGTATTGGAGAGATATTCCAAATGCACTATACAAAGGTAATGATTACTTAAAAGAAAATACTACTCTCTATCTTCCAAAGAACTTGGGCGAAAGTAATGAGTTATATGAGTTAAGATTACGTAGAAGTGTTTTATATAATGTGTATGGTAACTTTATTGATAAAATTAGTTTAATTCCGTTTAGACATGGAGTTACATGGGGTCTTGATGTTCCAACAAAAATACAGGACTACTGTCAAAATATTGATATGACTGGAACCAATTTGGAAAATTGGGCTATTAACTTTTACAAAGATGCAAATATTAATGGTATTAGTTTTTATCTAGTTGAAAACCCGCAATTAAGTCCAAATAGAACACTTTATGATGACATACAGGAAGGCGATTTAAATAGACCCTACTTTGTTCATATACCTGCTAATAATTTGTATGGTTGGAATTATGAGTTCAACAATGGCAATATGGAGTTAACACAAATACGTTTTGTAAGATATGTTGACATACAGGAAGGAGCTTTTGGAGTTAAAAAATACAAAGAATACGTTGTATATAGCAAAGATGTTATTCAAGTTTATAGAAGTAAATTAACTGCATCAAGTGCTGAAGTTGTTGAACTAGTTAATGTTGTGCCAAACAGATTGGGTTTTATTCCAATAGTTACTCTTAACTTAAATCAATTGGGTTTTATGATATCTAAACCCTTATATTTAAACCTAGCAGAATTAAATTTACGTCATTACCAAAGTTATAGTGACCAAATAAACATTAATCATTATGCTAGAGTTCCCATAATGTTTGCTAAAGGAATGAATACTGGTAGTGAACATGAAACAATTCCAATAACAGCAGGTATGATTATTGGTGGTCCAGATTCTGGAGATTTAAAGTTTGTTGAACATTCAGGTGCTAGTATTAACGCTGGTATGAATGAAATAAAAGATATTGAAGAAAAGATGAGTATTATTAGTGGCGAATACTACAATCAAAAGAACAGCAGCCAAATAACTGCTACAAGTGCTATATTAAACAAAATTGAAAGCGGTGTTGTGCCGGGTGCTAATATTAGAATATTAGAAAGTGCTATTAATCAAGGATTTGAATTAATGCGCTTATATGATAGAAGTATACCCGCATTTACTACAGGTGTTAATTTAAACACTGAAGATAGTATTGTTCCAGAAACTGCTAACTTCCAATATGTAACAAATATGTATGCGCAAGGTATTATTGACAGAGATACTTACTTAAAAGAAAGTAAAAGACGTAATATACTTGATGATGATAGTGAATTAAACACATCCGGAGAACTACCAGGCGGGTTAAATAACATACCAATTGATGTAAATCAATAATACTATATAAATAACAGTAATAGTGGCGTGGTACAAAACTATTATATTTTCTAGAGTGGTACGAAGGAAACAAAATGAGTGAAGAAGATAACAAGGGATTTGACCCTGAGTTAATTAATCAATTAACTAGTGGGTTAGAAAAGTTGAATGCAATGCTTAAATTAGCAGACGAAAACGAGAACGTTAAAAAGGACTTGGTTAATACAAAAGCTAAAATGCGTGAGCCCTTAAGTGAAGTAGAAAAAACAAGAGCTGAATTAGAAGAAACCCGTAGGTTATTGGAACAGGAACGTGCTGCAAAAGACACAACTGTAAACCAATATAGAAACCAATACGAGGAATTAACTAAAACAACTCATATTCGTGAAGCATTAAATAAAAATAATGCTTATACTGAACTTTTAGAACCGCATTTAAAAAGCAGAGTAAAAATTGTAGAACATGAAGGCGTTCAAAAAGTAGTGGTAACGGATTCTTTGGGTAATATTGTTAAAAGAGCTAATGGTGAATTAGCAGAAGTTAGCGATTTAGTTGAAGAATTTAAACAAAATGCTGCTTACAGCGTGGCTTTTAAAAGCAATAAAACAACTGGAAGTGGTCTTACTGGTGGTAGCTTTAGTAACAATAGTGTAGTTAATGAGAATAACCCGTTTGTTACTGGCAATAGAACCCAACAGAATGAACTAATTCGCAAAGATCCTGCACTAGCTGAAAAACTCAAAGCACAAGCTAAAAAAACATAAACTTTTAAAAGGAATTGAAAAATGGCAGGTACAAACCTAGTTAATATAATTATACCAGAACAGTTCAGTGAATATACTGTTCTTCCTACTCCAAACGCACGTCGTGTTGTTACTTCACCCGTAGTAGCTAACATGCAACTTGCAAACCTAGCAGAAGGTGGAAACTCCGTTACTGTTAGATATTTTAATGAACCATCAAGTGATGATGAAGTAATGGTGGGTGGTACTGATCTAACAGATACCCCAATAACAAGCTCAAGCGAATTTGCTATTATACGTGAACGTGCTAAAAGCTTTGCTGACTTTGACATTGCAAAATACAACGCAGGTGCTGATCCTGTAGGACAACTTGAAAGCTTTATACGTGATACTTATTGGGTTGATCGTTATTCAGCAGACTTAAAATCAGTATTAACTGGTGTTGCTAGAAGCTCCGCTTTTAGTTTCCTAGTTAATGATGTTACTGGCAATGTTAATAGTGGCTTCAACGTTGACAACTGGTTAGAAACACGTAAAATAATGGGCGACCAATATTTGAAGTTTACACATTTGGTTGTTCACAGTGACACATACACTGTTATGGAAGCTAACAACGAAATTACTTTTGAACGAGCCAGCGAAGGTGCACCTTTTGGTGTTTGGAGAGGCTTAACACTATTAGTTGACGACGCAGTTGCTCCAACTTGGGTTGTTTCAGCTACAGCTAACTTTAATGCTTATGCAACTTTTGCATTTGCTCCTGAATCAGTTATTGTTAATGTTCATCCCGATGGCGTTAATGGTATGGTTATGACCGAAGTAGAACGTGAAGGTAAAAGCTCACTATCCAGATTGATTACACGTAGACGTTACTTTATGCATTTAAAGGGAACAAAGTGGGTAGGTACTCCTGCTGCTAACAGCCCAACAAATGATGAAATTGCAACTACAACCAATTGGCAAAATTCTTATCCTCTAGCACGTCAATACCCATACGTAATTTGCGTTCATAAAAACTAATATTAATTTATTGATATGCGTAATAAATAAAAGAGGGGGAAACTCCTCTTTTATTATTTTAGGAGTTAACTATGATTGCATTTAACACAGATATATCCAGCAGTAGTGCTAATAGCTATATTTCAGTTAGCTCGGCTAGTGACTTAATTTATACATATGCAAGTAAAAGCGAAGGTGATACATGGGTTGCTTTAAGTGCCGATGTTCAACAAAGCTTATTAATTAGAAGCGCAGCCGTTATTGACAATGCTTATACTTGGCTTGGAAGTAAAACAGTTGCAATTCAAGGGTTAGACTGGGCTCGTGATAATGTGCCAATAGAAGGCATTTATGCTACATGCAATAACAGTAATACACTTTTACCAAACAACGAAATACCTCTTGCAGTGCAGATTGCGGCTGCTATTACAAGTATTGAACTTAATAGTGTTAATAGAGAAACTGCACAACCATTTACTGCTGTTAAATCAACACAAGTGGGTGAGTTAAGTGTTACTTTTAGAGACACAAATGAAGTGTTTGGTGACATGTATCAAATTAGTAATCGTGTTAATGAATACTTAAAGAAATATGGCAGTTTAACTAGTAGTCTTAATACTAGTGGTTCTAGCTTTAAAATATATCAGGGTGTTAGATGAGTATTGATGTTAATGATCTAGTTAAAAATGTTATTCATTCTGGCATTGCGGGTGTTTTTCCTAGTGTTGAATATACTATCAGCATTTTTACTCCAGGTGTTATTGAAACAAGTGCTTTAGCTGATCCTGTATTAGCAGTTAGCGCGCCTCAAGTAGTTAAAGGATTAAAAGCCAGCGTTAAGCAGAAAGATAGAAACGAACCTCAATTTAAAGATGTAGACTTTATCTTTTATGTTAATTCAGCAGGGGTAAATGTAGATACAAACAGTCATTTAATACACAATAATATTAGATGGGAAGTAAAAGGCGTTGATATTACTGCTGATGCCGAATACACCATATATTGCGGAAGATTGTAATGGCTAAAATTAAAGTTAATCAATTAGCAGAGCATTTAAAAGAAATAAATAGAAATGCTACTAAAAAATTTGCTGAAGAAGTGTTAACAGAAGCCAACAAATTAACTCCAATTAAAAGTGGATTTTTAGTATCTAGAAATCAATTAATTGAAGATGAAAAAGGTTTTATACTTAAAAATGATGCCCCATATGCACCATTTGTTTATTTTGGTAGTGCAACCAAACAGGGTGCTAGATGGTTTGAGCGCGCTGTTCAATTAGTGGCAGGAAGAAGATGAGTAGAGTTGCAGTAAAAAACGCATTAGAATCCATTATTGAAAATCCCTTAACTGCACCAGGAACTTATAGAGTTGGTGAAAATAGAGGTAAAATACCTGATGAAGGTAAAACATACCTAGTATATAGAGTTGATTTTGGATTAACAACTCCATTTGCAGTTGGATGGCAAACAAATGGTGCATTTAGATTTCAAGCAGTTAGATTAGAAGTTAAAATAGTTGCACATAAAGGCAGCGGAACAAATCATGTTAGCAGCATAGTTGACAGCATTACAAGTCAAATTATATCCACAGGCAGTATTGAAATTGACAGTTTAAATTGTTTACAATTAGTTAATCCCACCAATGAAGTATATGTGGGTGAAGATGATATGGGCAAGCACATTTACATTGTAGAACAAAATTATCGTTGGAGTAGACGTGAAGCCATAATATAGTATTACTATATTTAATGAGTAAGCGTATAAATATGTTTAAGCTACATTTATTCATTTATTCAGGAGACCAAACATGGCTTGTTTAACTACTACAGGTGGAAGAACTTCCCTTGCATACAAATCAGAAGCACTTTGCCAAAATCCATTTGTTGAAGATGTTTCGGCAATGCAACTTATTAATATATTACCCAGCGATGGTATTAATATTGAAGTTGAATTAGCAGACAGCGAAGTTATTAGATCAGATCGTCAAACAACTGCACCAATTGCAGTTGCTAAAGATACAAATGCTGGCTTTTCTACATATTTACAAGTTGGCGAATTAACAGATTTATTAGAAGGCGCACTATTTGGTGTTGCTACTCCTATATCAGCAGAATTTGTAACCGCTAGTGCTGCTGTT